GGCGGAGCGAGCTAGCAGGAGACTACTGATGAGAGTACGTACTAAATGTTCAACTCCTACGGTGTATCAGGGCACTGGCCAATGGAAACATTATTGTTCCGAGGCTGGTGATGATCCACTACAGACCTATGAAAGTGTCTGCACACCAAGTTATGAGCAGATAACTGATTGGCCTGGTTCCAGTAGGACTCGTTGTGGTACGGTGGTTCGCGCTTCTATGAAGAATGTGGATCACTTCAGGTGGAGATGTGATATCTCCACTGACGCACTTAACCTCGTGTATTACAGGACCGGGACTATTCCCGGATTGCCAAATTGTCAGAGTGTAGCTTGCTACACGAATTCTGCTAATTTGACTAGTATCCTGACGGGGTTTACGGATCTGAGTTCGATTGCGGAGTACTTTCCCCTGAATCATTGTGATGGGGGAAGCTCACATTATGATCGCTGGTTGAAGGCTAAGCCTTCTATGGCGACGCGAGCGAACATGACTGTTTTCCTAGGCGAACTGCGTGATATTAAACGCATGTTCGATATTATGCCGCAGAAGCATTTTTCTCTGCGGAACTGGCGGGAAGTTATCCGCTATGGAAACAGTCAACACCTGAATTGGAACTTCGGGTGGGCACCCTTCCTAAAAGATATTGCAAAATGTTGGGAAGGGCTCAGCACGTTTGAGATGCGATTGGCAAAATTCCTTCGGGAACAAAACCAACAGTTGATCAAACATGTTGCAGATCCGGCGATCGAAGAGATAGGGGATTCTGGGTGGATTAACACCTGGAACGAAGGTTACACCACTAGGAGAACTTGGGCGAAAAGAACTGTAAATCGTTCTACGTTCCAGTTTTCGTATTCGGTGCCCCCCTTCTCATTTGAAGGTCTTCGATGGCGTGCTTATCTTGATACCCTCGGATTGACCGGTTCTATCGCAAACGTATGGGCTCTTATACCCTGGTCGTTTGTATGGGATTGGTTCTTGCGCATTGGTGATCACCTTAAAACGTACAGCTCTGATTGGATAGAGCCCTGGATCTATTTTTGCCAGGCCTGCTCAACCTCCAAGACTGTACTAACTGGTGACATCAAATTTGCGTTTTCCGGGTGGGGCTACGGGATTCCCTATGAATGGGAAGCCGCGAAGTTTCAGTACTCTCATTTTAGTAGAGGAGTGGGTTGTCCGACTTATGTCTGGACTAATCCATCCTCGCTCAACGCGGACAAAATCCGCCTGCTGGCAAGCTTGGGTATTTCGCTGATTATTTAGCGAAACACACGCTCCCAACATTCATGAACATCGAAAGGAGTTTAGAATGGCATTGGCAGACATTACCCTCACAGATGCAACCCCGACAGACCGCGTATTTACTTTCGTGGAAATGCAAGGTAACCGTGTTATACGGAAAGACCTTGCGCGGGCTCCCGAGATTCCTCTTGTCCTAACGTTTGCGCATCAAGCGTCGACTATTAAGGGTGCAAAAGGTTTCTCACATCTCATGAGACTGGACCAGACCACGTTGGACGCCGACGGAATTTCATCTTACACGAATAATGTAAGAGTGTGCGTTGATATTGTTAACGCCGTCCTTTCGGATACCAACATTGATCATTTGCGAGCGATGATAATCGACTGTATTGGTACTGTCGACGAATTCCGCGCTTTTTGCAAAGGGTCAGTCCGGTAGTCTTGCCAGGCTTTCTTCCAGGAGTGAAGAGGGTACAAAATGCCCTATCCTGAAAAGCCTTGGTATTACTCCATTATCGTGGCGTACTTGAGCTACGACGTTCCTGAGTTGATAGGTGTTAAACCTGCAGCTCTTGCTCGAGATATACTCACGCTCGAGCATCGTGTGACCATGGAGGGAGAATCATTTCTTACGAAAACTCTCCCCGCGTTCGGCAAATCTTTCGATTTTGCCCTCCAAGAACGCTCTCCCCTATCTGTGTCTGGCTTCAAAAAGAAGCCTCGCAGTGCGTTACCCGCGTTTCTGCAGGCATTGACTGGAAGAGTGTTTGAGGATGATGGTCATGTAAAACAGGAACCTTGCATTTCTAGCATCCGAGCCGTAAGGCAGGTGTGCTATTGGTGCAAAAAGGTTGAGAAAGGATTTACGAATGAGTCTCTACAGAAAGCCACAACCACCTTTGTTGAAGTGGATAAGGCTCTGCCTGCGGTTAGTTTACATACTGATCGTAAGCTACTTGGTCTTGCGAGGAAGATTGTCTCCAGAATACTTGGAAATTGTCCAGGTCTGGGAGAGATCAAACCAAAGCATGGGCCAGGCACTGTGGCCTGGAGCAGTGATTCTGTGGATAAGTTTCGGCTTAGAATCTCCTATAAAAATTTAGAGAGAGTCTTTAGGCCAATTCCGTTTTTCAGATCACTTAGGGATGCTTCAGAGAACCCCGCTTGTGTTACTGAGAGGCCCAGTACTGAGTACGGGCTATCGAGGTTAGCATTTGTGGAAAAAGACTCTTCCGGTCCTCGATTGATTGGCTTAGAGCCCGCAGAGTATATGTGGTGTCAGCAAGCGTTAAAACGCTGGCTATACAACCACATAGAAAAACGCTCCTTTGCGAAAGGGAGAATCAACTTTACGGATCAATCTGTCAATAGGGAATTAACTTCCCATTGGCAGAACTTTGACACACTAGATATGTCCAGTGCGTCGGACCGGAATTCGCTTGATTTAGTAAGGGTGCTATTCTCAGGAACGAGAATCTATCCCTACTTGATGGCGTGTCGTACGCCCGGGATTGTACTGCCAGATGAAAGCGTGCTTCTTTATAAGAAGTTTGCTCCAATGGGTAGTGCGGTCTGCTTCCCCATAGAGGCTCTCGTGTTTTATGCGTTAGCCGTTTCATCTCTGGTGAAGGCGGGTATGTCCCAACTCAAAGCGCTGAAGTTTACTTTCGTTTACGGTGACGATCTAGTCGTACCACATGGATTTTACGAGACACTCGTGTCTGACTTTGAGTCTGTTGGACTCAAGTTTTCTGATGCGAAGTGTTGCGTATCCGGAAAATTCCGGGAGTCATGTGGTAGGGATGCGTATGACGGTCACGATGTGACGCCAGTACGCTTAAGGAAACCGTACGCCAAACGAAACCTGTCTGACCTGGTATCCCTTGTAGAGCATGCGAATGCTCTTATGAAACGGGGATACACGGCCGCATCGTATCGTCTTCGGAAGTTAGCCAAGGATTTATACCCAAAATTAAGGGTACTGCGGCTACCTCTTTCTGAATACGATGAGCTACCTATCCTCACATGGCTTGATTACAAGCGATCTACGTTAAAGGTCTTTGTTAAAGACTCTCTAACATGTGTGAGGGGTTATACTGTTGCACCATATAAGGTGCGCGCAAACGATGCGGATGAAGCGTTCTACCTTCGAGTCTCCTTAAGCCTCGGAGGACCAGTGGGGGAGTTAATAACTTCCCGAGGTAAGACAGAGAGGTGGTTACCTTTACGATACCAGAGCGGACTCCTTAAAAGGACCCACGTTCTGGCTCCCGGTAAGGTACCAGAGCCAATGGAGCAGAAGCTCCCTAAACGGTTTCCGGGTCTGTAGACTCGGATAAAGGCTGTTCTATGTTTCTTCTCATGTTTTGAGGATGAAACATAGGCCCTTGCGAGAGATGCGAT